GTAATGCAGGTTCTAATGTATTATTGGATTCATATACAGCAAGAACTCTTACTGCATCTGGAATATTTAAACTAATAATTTTATCTTGAACTCTTGTTCCATAAACGTTGCTGTAATTTAATCCATCTTTTAAAGTTGTGGTTCCAACTCCAGAATTTACAAGACTGGAATTTGATACAACTAAAGATGAAACTTTATTGAACTTTTTGGATTTTGAGCTTGGTTGAATATTTCTTACCGTTGCAGTAACAATTGCATTTGTTCCGCTTGATTTGGTTAATCCATAAAAAGTTAATGTTTTACCATCAAGACTAATATTATATTGATCAAATCTTAATGGTTCAATGCTTCCATCTGAATAAGCAATTACAAATCTATCTTCATCAAAAGAATGAAAGAAAATATCAATATCTGAAGGATCAATTGCAACTGAAATTGAACTTTCGGAGAAAGATGCAACATTGTATGTGCGCCTTTGAATAACCTCATTATCCTGAAAATTGACTGAGGATACGTTATCCGAATTAAGAAGAGTTAAGAGTGATGAATTTGTAGAATCAACTGACGGTGTAACTTTAATTATATTTGTAACTTCAAAAGATCCCGATGGAAGAATGCCATTGCAAATTCCAGTAACTGTAGTAATACCTGTAATTGTAAACGATGTTCCACCAGATCCAACTGCAGTTACTCTATTATAAATTGGATCGCCGGTAAAAGTAGTATTTGCATAAGAAACTATATTACCAACCGTTACAATTTTTGTAAATATATCACCCAAACCTGCAGACACTACACCATTGTTTACTCTAAATGTAGTTCCTGGTTTTGCAATATAAGATCCGTTGGAAAGTACTAAATCTGCATTAAATGTATTAATTCCTACTTTATAATAAACTGATTTTACGTCGGAAAGATTGTAATCAGTTACTGATTTAATTAGTCTTCCATTATCTATACCATTGATAATAATTTGTTCATTTTCTAAAAAATCACCAGTAGTTTCGTATAATGTTAGTGTTGTAGAACCAGCAGAAACTGATTCTTTTAGGTGACCTGATGCCCTACTTTTTTTACCCTCAATAAAGCAAGGAACAGATAATCCACTGCCACCAAAAGATGTAGTAAGACCAATTATTGCATAAGTTTGAATATCAAATAATCTTAAATTTAACCGACTCGTATCATCAACGTAATCACTTTCTGGTATAAAATCATAAATTCTTGCGAGACCAATGGTTGTTCCTGTAGCAACACTTGCGGACTCTCCAATACGAGAATTCATCAAACTTACTGTTGCATCTGTGCCAATACCTAAAGTCGGTGATCCATAACCATTATTTAAAACAAATAAAGTTCCGGCATTGTATGGAATAACTTGATTTGATACAGTTTTTGTAGTTCTTGGTTTTGGAACATCAATTAGTCTTGGAGAAATTGTTTCTACATCATATCCACCCACATATGCTTTACCTGGTCCAATCTGATAAACCATCAAATCTTCCGATGGATTATTTCCTTGAACTGTTTGTTGATCTTTAAAATAAATTCCATCATTTAAAACTCCATCATTTAAACTATCTCTCACAAATAGAGTAAATGGTTTTATAAAATAATTACCAGATTCATCAAAAGTTCTTCTTGCTAACTCATCACGAATTAAATTATACTGTGAATTTTTATTAAAAAATTGTGGTACTCCTTGATCAACTCTTAAAATTTCTACAAAATTATCAGTTTCTAAGTCATCAAGTGTTCGTTTAGAAAGTTCTAACGAAATTTTAAAGCGATCTGCTCCTGGAGCAGCATAATTAGAAAATCCCTGAGCGTTATCAAATAAAGTTTCATCTTCATCGGAAGTTATAATTTCTTCTACAATATCAAAACCAACTTTATATGATGGAGTAATTGAGTATTGATCTAAAAGAATAGTTTGTGAAGATACTCTTGCAAATACTCCTCTAACAAAATAAACACCTTCTGCTACCGATACGCCAGAACCTTCTGATGTTGCATTAGTTGTAATAGTATTGCAGACTCCCTGACCGACCTGGATTACGAAGTTACCATATGTAAGTGAGGTCTCTAATGTTAGAGTTTCGCCACTTTGAAAAATTCTATTTGTAAAATCTTCACCACCACTTTGAAGATATTTTAAGTATAACGTATAATTTCTTCTTTCAGAATCTATATTTTTAAGAAGATAAACTACCTCTGCAGTAACACCACTTACAGAACCTCTTAGTTTTTTACCTAAAAGTTGATCAAAATATAAAGAAATTGGAGCGCCATTGAATGAGTCCGCAATTTCTACAGCATAAAGTGGAGTTTCATATCTCAGTTGTCCGGGAATTACAACAGAACCCTCCTTAAAAATATGCTTTCCGTATTGTTCTACTTGATTTTGAAGAATTGATTGTAGAGTTGTTAGTTCTCTTGCTTGAATAGGATATCCCGGTTTAAACAAAACTTTATAGTAGTCGTTATTTTCATCAAAATCATCAAAATATGGAGAGACGTTGAGATTAGTTTCCTGTGACATAATTCTTTAAAATTGCAAAATGACTTTGATATCTTCTTTTTGATTTGATGACCTTGTAATTGAAGGTCTATTATCAACGTAAATAATACTTCCTGAGTATTTTTTAACCTCGGGATTTGCTAAACCAGCAATGAAAGATTGTCCAAGATTGTATGTTCTATTATTTAGTGCCGTAGCGATACCTGTGAAAGTAGTGTCAATGTTAAGATTTGTTCCTTGTATAATAGTTGTTCCACCAACACCAGTAGAATTTGTAAATCTATTTAATTGAATTCCATAAGTTGGAAATTGATTTTGAGATCCATCAGTATTAAACCCAACGAGACTTTTATCTTGCCAATATTTTAATACTCCAGTATTTTGGTCATAAGAAACCACTCTTCCAACAGCAGTTGTTCCAGTACTTATAATTTGGGTAAATTTTGAATTTGGAGTAAATATAGCAGTGTCATATCCTGTTCCTGTAAGTTTTAGCGCATAAACAGCACTTGCTTTTTCTATATCTAATAATGAAGTAGAATCATATGCTTGAGGATTTTCTACAATTCCAACTCTAGCAATTTTATTTCCGGTTATAAAATCTGGATTTTCTAAATCATTTTCAATCCTAGAAAAAATCAAAACACTATAAGCACCAAGTTCCCTATAGATGTCTGCTCCGTGACCTCCTTTTGGTGGAATAATTACATTAAAAGATGGTATATCATTATCATTCACCCCAATCGGAACATTTCCTCCAACTAAATCAACAGTTCCATAAGTATATCCCGAGCCTCCAGTAGAAACTGTAATTGATTCTACTCTAGAATCGTTGTTAATTACAATAGTTGCTTTTGCTCCTTCACCATCACCTTTAATTGGGACATTTGTATAAGTTCTATTTGCAGTCCCAATACCAACCCCACGATTTATAATGGTAATAATTTTAAGTTGGTTATTAGGAGATGCTGCGTTTGTTCTTAGTGCTAAAGATTCGGAACTAGTCTCCCAGTTTTTTGGTACAGGTATAAAATTAACCGTATCGAATTTTATAACTTCACTAGGTTTGATTGTATAGAGATATTTCCAAATATATCCATCACCAGTATTTCCCGCTGCTTTTGGTTCTAAATCTGTAAAAGTTGGTTCATCTAATGATGGTCTTCCAGTTACATTGTCTGGATCAGTACCATTTTGAAGGCAAATATAAACTCTATAATCACTATTAATTACATAATAATTGGCCGAATATAAACTAGTTGATCCAGATGGTTTTGATGTATTACTTATACTAATATCATGACGATACATATCATAAGTTGTTCCAGAAGACCAAGTTATTTTACGAATAACTTGATTTACGTCACTTGCTTTAATTTTTTTTAAAGCAACCATAGTATCCCAATAATCATTTTCTTGATCAAAACTATCTCTTGGTGATGGTGGATTATTTTCCCAAGTTGTTAAGTAATCAGTTGCATTAGTTAAACCAACAAAAGAATAATATGAATTGGAAGAAGATGTAACACCACTAACAAAATTCTTTGCATTTAATATTCTTAGTTGGTCAGTTATAATTGCAGACATTTTATAGTTTTTTTATTTATTTAGGTATTATAATTTGAGTATTTTAAACGATTATACCTTTGAATAACTGGAGAGGATGAAATGCCACCAATATTCGCATAAGTGATAAATTCATCTGGATTTGAGCGTATAGGTGTCAAAATTCGCCCCCAACTATATTCTCCATAAAAATCACTAAATCCAAGTCCAGTTAAATTATTATAATTTGAAACACTTACAGTTACTTTGGTGACGTTGGTAAGTCCTACGCCA